TTCCAGATCAGAGTATAAAGCAGCCTACGAAAAATCAGAAGATGAGTTGGAACGGGCAAGAAGGTTTACTGTTAAATGCTGGATGGGATTCGGATGTGGAAATTTGTATCAAAACGGGTTTAAATCCGGACAGCAGACAAAATCTCCAAATCCAGCCAAAGCGTGGGGTGAACTTCCTGAAACGTTGAAAATGGCAACTGAGAGATTAAAGGGTGTTCAGATTGAAAATTTGCCGGCCGTAGAATTAATAAAAAGATATGATACAGAAGATGTTTTTATTTATGCAGATCCGCCGTATTTACACGGAACTCGGAAAAATTATCTTTATAAACATGAAATGAAGGATGCAGATCATGAAAAATTGTTAAACGTGTTGGTTAAACATCCGGGAAAAATTCTTCTATCAGGATATGATAATGATATGTATAACGATGTACTTCAGGGATGGAATAAGGTTCAGAAGAATACCAGAGCAGAGGGAGGACGTGCAAGGACGGAAACACTGTGGATGAATTATGAAGTTGAAAACGGACAGCTATCGTTAATCATGTAAACTGAAATTTTAGGAACAGAGAGGAGAAACATGGGAAGAGAATTGAAGCGTGTACCACTGGATTTTGATTATCCATTACATAAAGTTTGGTACGGATATTTTGTAGATAACATTTCGTTTTGTATATCTTCGCAAAATGAGGAATATTGTGAAAATTGTAAGGAGTTTGCGAGGATCAAAGGGATTGATACAGAACAGTATGGATGCCCTAAATTTGATGAGTATTTCAAGCAAATTAAGGACAAATTAAAGGAACTCTGCGAACCACCGAAGGGAGAAGGCTATCAGTTGTGGGATACTACGAGTGAAGGGAGCCCCATAAGCCCTGTGTTTGAAACATTGGACAAATTGTGCAAATGGTGCGAAGTTAATGCAACTACCTTTGGTAAATTCAAGGCAACAAAGGAAGAGTGGAAAGAAATGCTGCAAGATGGCTTAGTATATCACAAAGAAGGAAATGCCATTATGTTTTAGTGGAGGAGAACGGGATGATGGATTTTTGCGAAAAAATAATAGCGGCATTCCCGGAATCCATCCGGACAGTGAAAGGAGTGATAGAAAAAGGAAAAATGTTAAAAGTGTAATAAGTATCACAATACACAATTTGAAATTCCAGCTGCAGAAGGACTGCAATCGTTACATAAAAACAGCGGTAGACCATCCGACCAAAGATAGCATCTACCGCTCACTGCTTAAGGACATCATATCATAATGTGATACCTTAGGCAACATGAAAGAGGTGCGCTTATGACGAAAAACGACCTGATCAACGAAGTTGCCTATGAATTGAACGATTTTTTAAGCAAGGAACAGATTGACCGCATGAAAATCACCTTGTATGTAAAATTACAGGACTTTGAGCTGGCAGAGATCAAACAGCTACCTATGACTATGGAGCATGACAATGAGTGGTTAATGCAAAGGTATTGTGTAGACGGCGTGGCAGCAGGACTCCATGCAGGGACAATACGAAGCTATATTGGGATAATAAAGAAATTCTTCGAATTTGTGAATAAGAATTATAAATATGTGACAGCGCAGGATATTACAGATTATCTTGCTATAAGGTCCTATCGTGATCACATCAGCCACAATTATAAATCCACAATATACCGGTACTTATGCACATTCTTTTCCTGGGCATTTAAAAAGAGGCATATCCAGGACAATATTGTTGACGGAGTAGATAAGGTTAAGCAGATCAAGAAAAAGAAGGTACGATTGACAGATGAGGAAGTTGAAACTATCCGCTACGCACTGCAGACACCGAAAGAAAAAGCTTTGTTTGAATTGATGATTTGTACCGGCATGCGAGTAGGTGAAATCTCTTACCTCAACGTGTCAGATATTGATCTGACAAATAAGCAGGTATCAATCTATGCCGAGAAGACAGACACCTACCGTACCGGAATGCTTACGCCGGTGGCGGTGATGGCACTACGAAATTACATCGGGGACAGGCCTGGGACAGATCCGCTGTTTTTGGCAGATCGGGCACCGCATAACAGAATGAAAGAGTATGGCATTGAAAAGCTCGCTAAGGAGATGGCTGTGCGTGGCGGAGTATCCCGAATAACAGCAACCGTGCATGTGTATCGCAAGACATTTGCAAGCGTGTTATATCGCAAGACTGGGGATGTATTGCTGGTAAGTAAATTACTGGGACATGCAAAGCCGGACATGACAGTCCAGTATTACCTGATAGATGACATCGAAGAGATGCAGCACAAATATAACAGAGTAGCATAGCAACCGCACCGGAAATTGCACCGGTGCAACAGAAAGGAGAAAGCATCGATGCAAAGAATTAACAGAGCAAGCTGGAGGATTATCGAAACTATATTATTACGGTATCCCCAACGCAAGAAAGAATATGAGGAGTACATATCGGACATTATGGCATCACCGGCGGGAGGCAGCAGTCGTCCGTCGGATCCTGCCAAGGAAAGAGACAAGGCACAGTCTGTCACAGAGGCAAAAGCCCTGAAGATGACATCCGTATACCATGAACGGATCAAGAAAGAGATTGAGGCAGTGGAATTTGTATATAATTCTCTTCGACCAGAAGAACAGAAGGTAATAAGAATCAGGTACTGGAGTAAAGGTCTCAGAGCACCGATTCCCTACCTAAAAATCGGTGGTGCCTCGTACAGTGAGAGACAAATGAAGAGGATAGTTTTTAAGACTATAGAACAGATTGGAAGGTATATTGGGGAGTTAAAGTAAAAGATGGCATGATTTCGCATGTCAAATGTGATAATATAGTATCGTGATAAATTAGTGACAGGGCAATGCAGATAGCTGCGTTGCCTTTTTTCGTGGAGTTGCACCGGTGCAACTTTAGAGAGATGGTGAGCAGATGGCAAAAGGCAAATATAAATATTGGCTGACACCGGAAGGCTTACTAAAGCTGGAAGGATGGACAAGGGATGGACTAACAGAAGAGCAGATCGCTAGTAATATGGGAATCTCTAGGTCTACATTAAATGAATGGAAAAAATTGTATCCGGACATTTCGGACACCCTAAAAAGGGGAAAGGAAGTTGTGGACCTGCAAGTGGAAAATGCGCTCTTGAAAAGGGCACTGGGATATCGGTATACAGAAGACAAATATGTAAGCGTTCCGATGGAGCAGGAAGAATATAGTCAAAAGCTATTTGAATATATGAATCGCTACAAACTGGAGCATCCGGAGGCAACAGATGATGAGCTGATGCTTGTAAGAGAGAAGTTCCCTAAAACAAAAGAAATGCTTGTGGAACGAAAAGTAAAAGAAGTAGAGCCGGATACCACGGCCCAAATATTCTGGTTGAAGAACCGAAAACCGGATAAATGGAGAGATAAACAGGATGTCCAGATCTCCGGAGAACTCAAGTCCGAACAGAGTAAACTGGATGACCTGATCAGACAGATGCGTGGTGATGGGTAATGAGCGCAAGTAAGCTCCTGTTGTCAGAGAAATACAAAGCATTCCTGAAATGTGATGCTCCGGTGGAATTCCTGGAAGGAACCACGGCGGCAGGTAAAACAACGGTAGGAATCTTCAAGTTTATGCTTAAGGTGGCGGAAAGCCCCAAGAAGCTGCATATCATTGCAGCGGATGACACCGGAACTGCTGAGAAGAACATCATCAACAAGGACCTTGGTATATTGGATGATTTCGGGATCCTGGTGGAGTATAACGGCAGCGGAACCAAAGACGATAAGATTCCGCATCTGATTCTGCATACTGGCAAGGGGGATAAAGTAATTTATGTGCTGGGCTACGGTAACAAGAAAAAGTGGAAGAAGGCCCTGGGTGGACAATATGGCTGTCTGTACATAGATGAAGTAAATACCGCAGACATAGATTTTGTCAGAGAAGCATCCATGAGATGTGATTATCTGATGGCAACACTGAACCCGGATGATCCGGGACTGCCGGTGTATAAAGAATATATCAACTGTGCGCGTCCTCTTCCGGAATGGAAGGATGAGACACCGCAGGAAATCATAGAGGAACTGAAAGAAGAGCCAAAGGACGGATGGATCCATTGGTTCTTTTCTTTTAAAGACAATGCAGGCCTTCCACCGGATAAGCTGCAGATGATCCTGCAAAACACACCTAAGGGTACCAAAATTTGGAAAAACAAGATTCAAGGTCTCCGCGGAAAAGCGACAGGGTTGGTATTCTCCAACTTTGTCAGAAAGAAACATGTTGTTACTGCTGCGTGGGTGAAGAAACAGATTGCGGATGGGAATATCCGTTTCAGGAAGTTTACAGCAGGACTGGATACATCATATTCCTCAAAATCTCCGGATACTATTGCAATGATCTTCCAGGGCATTACGGATGACCGCAAGCTGATCACACTAGCTGAGAAGGTATATAGCAATGCGGATCTCAGTGTGCCGCTGGCTCCTTCTGACACAGCGGTAAAGTTTATAGCTTTTCTGGATAGATGCAGATCGGAATGGGGATTTGCAAAAGAGTCTTTTATTGACTGCGCAGATGCGGCGACAATAACAGAACTTCGGAAGTATAAGCGCCTGCATGGGTGCCTTTATAATTTCATTGAGTCCTACAAGAAGGTAACAATACTGGACCGTATCAATTTACAACTGGGATGGATCCAGCAGGACTGCTATCTGGTAGTTGAGGATTGTACAAACCATATCTCGGAATTGGAACGCTATTCATGGGACGAGGAAGAGGATGTCCCGGTACCGGAGGATAAGAACGACCATACGATCAATGCAAACCAGTACGGATGGATTCCATACCGGAATATGATTGGATTCGAGGAGGATAAACAGAGGTGAACCTGATGGAAAAGATAAATGAGAATATCAAAAGAGGTATACGGAGCTGGCTGAATGTTTCTCCGGCGAATCCCTATGTGTTCAATATCAATGAGATGATGGACTTCGAGGGGAATGCGATCCGAAACCGCATCTGGTATCGTGGTGACAGCAACGAACTTGAGCAGTTCTATGAGCAGAATGCGGAATATGCAGATAAATATAAATTCTGGTCCAGCAAGAGTACACCGGGGATGGAAATGCGCAAGATCCACACAGGTGTTCCGGCGCTTACGGTGAGAACTCTGGCAGCAGTAGTCCTTCCGGATATGGGGGAATTTGAATTTTCCTCAGAGAATGAAAAGCAGAAACAGATATGGAAAGACATTGCAAAGCCTGAGAATAATAACTTTGCCGATAAGATAGAGGATGCAATCAAAGAGACGCTGTATATCGGAGACGGGGCTTTTAAAGTGTCCATTGATACAGAGCTCAGTAAGTATCCTATTTTAGAATGGTATGCCGGGGATCGTGTCGAAATCATCCGGAAAAAGGACAAGGTCAGGGAAGTAATATTTAAGACACCATACAGCGGAGGAGGCAAGACATATGTGCTCAATGAGATATATGGATATGGGTATGTAAAGAACGAACTGTATCTGGATAACAGACAGGTTCCGCTGACTACATTACAGATAACCGATTCACTGGAAGACGTGACCTTCGATAAAAGCGTTATGCTGGCGGTGCCTATGATGTTCTATAAGTCGGCAAAATATGAAGGACGTGGCGGAAGCATCTTTGACGGAAAGGTGGACAGCTATGATGCGCTGGATGAAGTATGGAGCCAGTGGATGGATGCACTGAGAGCAGGAAGAGCAAAAACATATATTCCGGACTGTCTGGTTCCGAGGGATCCGAAAACAGGAGCTGCGATAACACCGAATCCGTTCGATAACAGATATTTTGCAGCAGAAGGAGACCAGCGCGAAGGGCAGAAAAACGTAATCAGTACAGACCAGCCGAGCATTCCTCATGACAGCTATCAGGCTTCCTACTGTACAGCACTGGACCTTTGCCTGCAGGGGATCATCAGTCCTTCTACACTGGGGATTGATGTAAAAAAACTGGATAATGCAGAAGCGCAGCGTGAAAAGGAAAAAACAACGCTGTACACAAGAAATATTATCGTGGAAACTCTTCAGACAGTATTGCCACAGGTAGTATCCATGTGTATCAACGCATATCACCTGATGAAGAATGAGGCAGTGGAAAGTGTAGAGGTAAATCTCCCATTTGGAGAATATGCCAATCCTTCATTTGAATCTCAGGTGGAAACAGTTGGTAAGGCAAAGCAGAGCGGAATCATGAGCATTGAGCGCTGTGTGGAGGAATTGTATGGTGACAGTCTGGATGATGATTGCAAAAAGGAAGAGATCGCAAGGCTCAAGGCAGAGCAGGGTATTCAGAGTATTCCGGAGCCGGAAATCAGGACGGATGCAGGAGAATTCAGGATAAACGGATTTACAGGAGGCAGTGATGGAAGTAAAAGTAGCGAAAAAAACATACCGGATGAACCGGGAGGAATACCAGGGGCTCCTGAAGGTGGCCAGTGAGCAGGTCCCGAAAGGAATCTATGCAGTGGAAAAAGGTAATTATGCGGAACTCCGATGTGATCATTGTACCAGCGTCACGCAGATCAAGACATTGACCAGACAGTTTAAAAGCCAGGGATTCAAGGTATATGCAAACGGCAGGTGATTAGATGCCTAAGATAAATTCAGAATATGATATCGGAGCAGCATTCCAAGCTATTGAGAATGAACTCATTGCTTCCATGATCCGGAATATGCGAAGACATAAGATTGAGGAAATCGATGAGGACAAGCAGTGGTCCATGTGGCAGGCAGAACAACTCCGGGCACTGGAAAAGTACAGAAAAGAGAATCAGGAGCGGTTCGGTGCGAAATTCAAGGATATCAATAACCGAATCGAAGCACTGATCAGTACTGCCAGGGATGAAGGAGATATGGAGCAGGAGATAGCCATACTGGAGGCTATAAAGAAAGGTTTCCAGGCAAGAAGAGTAAGTCCGGGAGCATCGGCGGCATTCTTCCGGTTGAACCAGAGGAAGCTGGAGGCGCTGATCCGGGCGACCACATCAGACATGGAAAAGGCTGAGACAGCCGTCCTGCGCATGGCAAATGACCAATATCGCAAGATTATTTTTAATGCTCAGGTATATGCCAACAGTGGAGCAGGGACTTATGAGAAGGCGGTAGACATGGCTACAAAGGATTTCATTGCCGCTGGTCTTAACTGTGTGGAATATGCCAATGGATCCAGGCACACATTGGCAGACTATGCGGACATGGCAATACGGACAGCCAGTAAGCGTGCATACCTGCAGGGGGAAGGGCAGAAAAGGCAGGAATGGGGGATATCCACGGTGATCATGAATAAACGTGGAAATCCCTGCCCAAAGTGTTTACCGTTTGTTGGTAAGATACTGATCGATGATGTATGGAGCGGTGGAAGTGCTAAGGACGGACCATATCCACTGATGAGCGCGGCAATCGCGGCAGGACTATACCACCCTAGATGCAGAGACAGCCACACTACCTATTTTCCAGAACTGGAGGATTTGGATAATGAATACAGTAAAAAAGACATAGAAGATATCGAAGAACAGAACAGGAAAGAAGCAAGACAGCAATATGCGGAGAGACAGGAGAAGAAATTCCATAGATTAGCATCATTTTCACTGGATCCTGAGAATAAAAGCAAGTATTGCGAGAAGGAAAAAGAATGGAGTCAGGAAACAGAAGTTCGGTATAAAGTTCCTGATGAGGTGAAAGTACCGAGATCGGATACTCCGCAGATCATGATAGATTTAATGGATCAGTACACAACAGATGAGTGCATTCAGATAGATGGAAAGTCAGAATATGCCTTTTCGTATGATCTTGATAATGATTTGATATTTGTCAATCCGAAACATCCACAATATGAGGAGGAGAACTATAGGGCTGTATTAGCACATGAATTAGCCCATAGAATTGACCACAATGAATACGGTAGTCCTATGCATACTGAATTCTCAGAAGCAATTAAGAGTACAGAAAAAAGGATTTTGGAATCAAAGGAAAGATATCAAAGTAGACTTGATAAAAATGGGGATTTAGAGTACGATTATTTCGTTAGTGATATTATGTCATGCATAACAGACAACAAGGTGATTGGGTTATACGGACATGAATCACAATATATAGGTAAACCGGGGTACACAGAGCTGGAAATATTTGCAGACGTGTTTGCAGCATTGTATCAAGGGGATGATGAAACTGTAAGTTTTATAAAAAATGAACTACCAGAGATATATGAAACATTTTTTAAAATATTACGGGGATAATTATGCTGAAGAAAGAATTCGTAGAAAAGATGAAGAATGATAAGGAATTGCATGAATTACGGGAAAAGGTACTATTATTTGGGACCAGAGCGGATGCAGCCTATATCCTTGGAAAAGATAGAAGCTACGAAGACTATAAAGACCGTTTGCGAAAAATGATAAGAGAACACGAAGCCACCAGTCAGTAGATTGGTGGTATTTTTATGCCAAAAAGAAAGGATGAAAAAACATGAAGAAATTATTTATCAGCCAGCCTATGAAGGGAAAAACGGATGAGGCAATCAAGGAAGAGAGGCAGCAGGCTATCAGGGAAGCGGAACAGGCAGTCGGAGAACCGGTGGAGGTGATAGACTCTTTCTTTGAGGGGGCACCGGCAGATGCAAAGCCGTTGTGGTTTTTGGGAAAATCGCTGGAACTGCTCGCACAGGCAGACATTGCATATTTCGCCGAGGGATGGCAGGATGCGAGGGGATGTCGGATTGAACATACTTGTGCACAGGAATATGACATCTGTGTGGTAGAAAAGTAAAATTGCACCGGTGCAACAAATCATCTGTAATCAACACGCTTCACTGCGTGTTTTTTTATGCCCAAACACGAGCAAGGCAATAAACTGCAGCGTGGCCGGAGACACCGAAGACAATGGATCGCAGTAAGGGTGACACCCTCAAAATGGAAAGGAGTACGTTATGTTTTACAAGACAGTAAGAAGATTCTTAAACCCTGATGGGAGCCAGGGCGGAGCACCGTCAGGAGAACAGACTGATCAGCAGTCACAGCAGAATGTAGCACCGCAGATTGACTATGGAAAAATCCAGCAGATGTTGGATGGAACGCTTGCGGCAAAAGAGGATACGGCATTGAAAGCCTATTTCAAGCAGCAGGGGCTTTCCCAACAGGAGGTGGAACAGGCTATAGCAACCTTCAAGGAACAGAAGGCGGCAAATCAGCCGAATGTGGAAGCATTGCAACAACAGGCTGCAACCGCAGCAGCTGAGGCAAGACAGGCACAGATCCAACAGGCAGCGACGATGGCAGCAGTCGGACTGGGAATCAGTGTAACATCCATTCCCTATGTACTGAAGATGGCAGATTTCAGCCAGACAGTAGGACAGGATGGAAAGATCAGTAACGAGAAACTTACGGAAGCGCTGAATAAGGTGCTGGAGGATATTCCTGCATTAAAGCCGCAGGAGACAGATACTACCGGTTTCCTTCATGTGGGAACAGGAGGAGATCCTTCGCAGCATACGCAGCAGGCGACTGTACAACAGACACAGACACCGACCAAAAGATGGAATCGGTGGAACTAAGGAAAGGAAGGTATAAGATATGCCTAATTTAAACTATGCACAGCAGTGGAGTCCTGAACTCCTGCAGATCCTGATGCAGGGAGCGTTAACATCTCCCTTTATTACATCTAATGTAAGATGGCTGGATGCGAAGACATTCCACTTTACACAGATGAGCACCACAGGTTATAAGAATCACAAGAGAACCGGTGGTTGGAACACGGGATCCTTCGATCAGACAGATGTTCCTTTTACGGTAAGCCATGACAGAGACGTTCAGTTCCTGGTAGACAAGGCAGATGTGGATGAGACCAACGCAACAGCATCCATGCAGAATATTTCCAAAACCTTTGAACAGACTCAGGTAGTGCCTGAGACAGATGCACTGTTCTTCTCCCGTGTGGCACAGGTGGCACAGAAGACAGAGGGATACCACAGCGAGACTGCTATTTCAGCTTATACCAAGGCAAAGGTATTCGGAATGCTGAAGGATATACTTGCAAAAGGTAAGTTGAGACGGTACAAGGCAAATGGCAGCCTGCTTATGTATGTGGCCAGTCCCATTATGGATGCACTGGAGCAGTCCACTGAGTTTACCCGTAAGATTGAACTTACACAGATTGCTGAGGGCGGTATTGGTATCGAGACCAGAGTGACAGACATCGATGGCGTACCCATCATGGAAGTTATCGATGATGAGCGTTTCTATGATGCATTTGACTGGGAGCCTGCTGAGGGTGGATTTGCTCCTCTGAAAAAAGTTGCAGCAGACAGCACGCATAATATCGAAGCAGTAACTGGAGCTCATAAGATCAATGTACTGGTGGCATGCGGACAGACCTGTAAGACGGTTCCCAAGATCGCTTCTATCTATTATTTCAATCCCGGAACACATACCGAAGGAGACGGATACCTGTACCAGAACAGATCTCTGTCTGATACCTTTGTATTCCCGAATGGACGTGACAACAAAGTGGATAGCGTTTATGTAGATGTGGATACCGCGGAGTATACCGGGGAGTAAGGAGGGCATATGTCCTACAAACCTTATGTAAGAAAAGAAGAATATAAAGATAGCTATAATGGTAGCGTGATTCCTGACGGAGAGCTTGAAAGAGCACTTCGTCAGGCCTCCCGGCATATTGACAGTCTGACATTTAACCGGATTGTGGCAGCAGGATTCGACCATATGACAGCTTTTCAACAGGAGACCATCAAAGAGGTTGTCTGCATGCAGGCAGATTTCGAGTATGAGAATGCAGATGAAATCAATACGATTTTATCCAGCTATAGCATAAATGGAGTATCCGCACAGTTCGGAAGTTCCTGGAATGTTTTTATGGAAAAAGGTATTGCCATGAAGCGGGATGTCTATTCGTTGCTGATGCAGACGGGTCTGTGTTGCAGAATTGCGAGGTGATTCCATGAAATATCCGTGTCTGGTGCCCAAAAGATTATGCAAGACAGATATCTCTGTTGCGATAGATCAGGAAGGACTGAACAAATACGGAGAGCCATTGAAGCCGGTGGAATATTCCGGAAAATGTAACTATCAGGACAAAGCCAAGACTGTGCTGACAGCCGAGAAGAAACTGATAGAGATTACAGGAACAGCATTGTTTCCAGGAGATATTTGCCCGGAGCTTCCGGCTATATCCGGAGGAAGTGCTGTGATATTTGGGGGTAAGCGCAGGATTCTGGAAGGGTGTAAGGCGAGAAACCCGGACGGAACAGTCAACTATACGGAGGTGCTGCTGGTATGATCAGTGTAAACTCCACAGTAAAGCTGAATTTTCCGAAGATCCAACAATTGACGAGAGCACAGGTGATGGCTTTAGAGCAGACCGCTGAGGCATTACATACCAATGTGGTGCAGGCACAGGTGTTCCCAAGGGATACCGGCAATCTGCAAAACGAGAGCACTTTTGTCGATTATTCGGAGAGCAGCCAGGGAAAAGTCAGTATCATATCTAGCACACCCTATGCAAGACGGCTTTATTTTCACCCGGAATATCATTTCCAGAAGACGGAGAATCCGAATGCAAGAGGCGAATGGTATGAGGACTGGATCTCTGGGAAGAAATCAGAGTACTGCCAAAAGGCATACAAACAAATATACAGGAGGATTGCCGGATTATGATGTTATCGGATGTGCGGGATTATGTGGAATCCATTGAACTGGCAGACCATGTATATATGGGAAGCCTGCCGGACAAGCAGGAGAAGTCCATCGGTGTTTATAACAGCAAACATCAGCAGGAGTATAAGACAGCATTAGGAGGACCACAACTTGTATCTTACGGGACAAAATATGTCACCCTGTTGATTCACTGGAATAATTCGCCGAGAGAGTCAGAAAAGACAGCCATGACAGCATTTGATGCGGTGAAGGCTGCAAGAAATGTAACGGTCAACAATCAGTTGATAAAATTTATACAGCCTCTTTATGAACCGCAGGATGTCGGAAAAGATGATGCCGGTATCTGCGAATGGGTCATAGAGATGGCTGTTATTTATGAGAAAGGAAAAGGTGAAAAAGAATGAGCACACCTATTACAGGAGTATATCCCTGTTATGAAAACCAGTTTCAGGTTGATGCTGCGGAAAGCGGAGCTGAAAAAAATATGGTTAATATTGCGGACTGTGAGACATTCAGCGTATCCTTCGACAATGGAGTAGAGGAATGGCATCCTTTTACGGAAGAAGGATGGGTAAGACGTCTGCTTACCAGTAAAGGTGTCACGATTTCCGTGACTGCAAAAAGGAACGTCGGAGATGCCGGTAACGATGCTGTAGCGTCTCTTGCATGGGTAAACGGCCGCTCCGCAGAGAAAAATGTCCAGTGGACATTCCCGGATGGAACGGTGGTTAAATTTAACGGGGCAGTTATTAACGTGAAAAATATCGGCGCTGGAGACTCTACAGCCGTGGCTCCTCTGGAGTTTGATATTATGAGCAACGGCAAACCGGAGATTTCTACAGCAGCATAAAAACAGGAGGCTATTATGGCAAAGAAAATTGTAGATATTACAGAAAAACTGAATTTTGATGAGAATCCGGTATTGAAGGTGAAGGATGTCACCATAGAAGTCAATTCCGATGCAGCCACTGTACTGAAGATCATGGGCCTTTTTTCGAAGGGTACATCAGCTAAAGAAGTGTTGGCGGTATATGAACTGATTTTCAATGAGAAGGATCGGAAAAAGATCGATAAACTGAATCTCCAGTTTAAGGATTTACAGACGATCATCATGGCAGCAGTAGACCTGATCACGGGAGATGAAGAGCCGGGAGAGCAGTGACCCGTACTATGATCTGATCGGAGATTACAGTCTGATCGTATCATCCTTCCAGGCTCAGTACGGGATACGGCTGTCGAAAGAAATTGATACCATGAAGTGGGATGAGTTTAGGGATCTTCTTATCGGAATCGGACCGGAGACACCGCTGGGACGGATCGTAGCAATCAGGGCCGAGGAGGATAAGGATATCTTAGACCATTTTACTCCAGAACAGCACAGAATCAGAAATGAATGGCGTGCAAACAGAGCAAAAAAGGTAGCGCCTGATAATATGGCAGCAGTACTTGATCAACTGAAGAATGCGTTCATTTCTCTGGCAGGGGGCGATATACATTGAAAAAGTAGATAAGAAAAAAGTAGTGTGTCCTTACTGTGGGCATCCGGTGAATGCAATGCAGACGGAAGATGCACATTGCAGAGGAATTTATTTCCGCTGTAAAAATAAGGACTGTAAAAAGATTTTTGAGTTGAAGTTATAAGACGCTGTGCCGATGTGCCTGTCTTAGAAGGCAGGCTGGTTATGAGTGAAGCTACAAGCGTTGGACAGATCGGATTAGATCTGGTCGTAAATAAAAAGGACTTTAATAAGCAGATGAGCGGCATCCAGAGCCTGGCTACGAAAGTAGGTAAGAAACTGGCTGCCGCTTTTGCTGTAAAAAAGCTCGTAGATTTCAGTGAGAAGTGTATCGAACTGGGATCAGATCTGAGTGAAGTGCAAAATGTTGTGGACGTAACATTCCCGGCAATGTCAAAGCAGGTAGATAAATTTGCGCAGAATGCCGCAACTGCATTTGGACTGTCCGAGACGATGGCCAAGAGGTACACAGGAACCTTCGGTGCAATGGCCAAGGCTTTCGGATTCAGCGAGAAGCAGGCATACGATATGTCTACCACTCTGACAGGACTGGCGGGAGATGTGGCATCCTTTTATAACATATCTCAGGACGAAGCATATACAAAGCTGAAATCGGTATTCACTGGAGAAACAGAGAGTCTGAAAGATCTTGGTGTCGTCATGACACAGACGGCACTGGATGCCTATGCTATGGTCAACGGCTACGGGAAGACCACTGCGGCTATGTCGGAGGCAGAAAAGGTAGCCCTACGGTATTCCTTTGTTCAGAGTAAACTGGCGACGGCATCCGGGGACTTTATGCGGACTTCTGATGGCTGGGCCAATCAGGTCAGAATCCTGAAGCTGCAGACTGAGTCTTTTATGGCGGCAATCGGTCAGGGATTGATCAACGTCTTGACACCGGCAATCAAGGTGATCAATACCCTGATGGGAAAACTGGTACAGCTGGCGAATGTATTTAAAGCATTTACGGATAAATTTGCCGGGAAGAAGGGTAATGATGTAGCCACAGGCATGGCGGCTGCAGAGGTTGCGTCTGCCGGAATCAGTGATAATATTAATGCCGCGGGAAAAGCAGCTAAAAAGTTAGGTGGATTACTTCCAACTGATGAATTGGATTTGCTCTCCCAGAAGACAGATTCCTCTTCGGCATCCGGAGGATCTTCAGGAATAGATATTGCTGGTTTGCAGACTTCCACGCAGGAAGTTGAAGCCAGTGTGGATAAAATTTCGAAAAAACTCTCAGATGCATTCAAGATTCCCGGTGTCAAAAATTTTGCAGATCAGTTCAACAATGGTCTGAAAAAGATTGATTTCGGAAATCTGAAGGATAATTTTTCAAGAATCATGGCTCAGATGGATCCATTGGCCAAAACTACAGTCAGAAACATTGAGACAATCATGGATCCGCTGGGAGGATATCTCGGAAACAGAATCGGGAATAAGATTGCTGTTACAGCCAAGGCGGTAGACCTAGGGCTGGATGGAATTGCAAGCTATCTGGAGCGCAACAGGAAAAAGATAGAATCCTGGAGCAGTGATGTAAGCCAGTCTATTGCGAACGGATTTACAAATCTTACGGATATCAATGAGCAGATATACAATAATCTGCTCGGGGCACTGGATAAAGCAGGACCTGATATTGCAAACGGAATCAATGATATTCTGACTGGATGTACTGGATTTGGAATGTCACTGGGAACAATCTTCGCGGAAGGGTTTGAAATTTCCACAGAACACACATCCCAGTGGATGAAAGACAATCAGGAGCTGATAGAAGGTACACTCACAGATCTGTTTGAATTCGGTGGAGAATGTGCATCACTGGCAGGAAAAATTGTTGAAGAACTTGGTAGCTCTCTTACAGACTGGTGGGAGTCTCAGGGAAGTAGTACCTTTGGAAACATTGTAGATGCCTGGAATGATATCAAGAAGACGGTTTTAGAACTGTGGAATGATATTGCAATGCCGGTACTGAATCATGCAAAGGAAGCGTTACAGGAATTATGGGAAGAAAATCTAAGACCACTATGGGATAACATTCTTAATCTGATCAGCTCAGTAGGCGATTTCCTTGCAGCCGCGTGGAGTACCGTAATCAAACCAATTATTGGGTATCTGGCACCGACAATCAAGCAGGTGGCAGACATTGTGATAAACATCATGAGTACCGTATTCGCAACCGTGTCAGACATTATATCTGGAGCCATGAAAATACTGGGAGGACTGTTGGACTTCCTCACCGGAGTGTTTACAGGCAACTGGAAAAAGGCATGGGAAGGCTTACAAAAAATTACGGATGGAATCTGGCAAGCAATTTGGGGATCTATCAAGGGAGTATGTAATCTTATTATTGACGGTGTGAATGCAATGATTTCACTGATATATTCTACACTACGCAATGTGGTAAATGGCATCGGAAGCGTCGCAAAGAAGGCAGGAGATCTGGTTGGAAAAGACTGGGGCTTCGAAATGCCGAGTGATCCACCGCAGATACCTAAATTGTGGAACGGTGGATATGTCAAGGCTAATACGCCACAGCTTGCCATGATCGGTGATAATAGGCATCAGGGAGAAATTGTATCACCGGAAGATAAGTTACAGAAAATGGCACTGAGTGCAGCGCAGGCTGCGGCAGGATCTGGAGGAACCATTTCCGCGGAAAAGCTGGATAAGATCATTACACTTTTGGAGACCATCATCAGAATCATAGCTTCTGGAAATACGATAGAAATAAATGGCGTGAAATTTGCGGAATTATTGAAAAAGGTAAACAGGGAGTATTTTAAGGCAACCGGAAATTACCTGTTGCTGGATGTATAAGGAGGCAACAGAATGGCATTTCAAGGGTGGCTGTTAAAAGTAGGAGATACAGATATTTCGAAATATGTGGATATCGAAAATTATAAGGTAAGTCCAGAACAGAGAGCAGACTTGGATTCTGACAGAAATGGATTGAATAAGTTATACCGTGAGGTCGCAGACCATTATACAACCAAAATAGAGTTCAATACAATTCCTATGGAGTCTGCAGAAATGACAGATTTTCTGCAGGCTTTGGAAACTGCATACATAAATGTGAAGGAAAGGAAAGCATTAGTCACATACTTTGATGTGAACACCGGAGAATATAAGACGGGAGAAATGTATGTGCCGAATTATACAGTAGAAACGAAGTCGTGGAACGGCATGGAGCTTGAGTATAAACCTCTGCGTGTTGCATTCATAGAGTATTAAGGAGGAGACATGGTAGATTACAAATATAAAGATATTTATAATGACACATCTGTTTCCAAAAAAATGCAGATTGAATGTAGTGATGGAAGTGTGCTGAATGAGGAGGACTGGAAAGGTGAAAGCGCAGAACTCACAGAGAGACTATGCTCAGAGAGTGAAATAAGTTTTGGCAGATGTGAGGCGAGTACTTTCAAATTGAGGGTCAGGGAACGGGTAGTACCTCTTGCAGGGAAAAAGATATCAGTATCAGTAACATTGGAAGGAGCCGATGAGGCTCCTTTTATGATGGGAGTTTATAAAGTGGATTCTGATGTACCTACGGCAGATAGAAGATATCGGGATATCGTAGCATACGATGCTATGTACGACATCCTGAATACAGATGTGGCTGCGTGGTATAACAGCCTGACATTTCCGATAACTCTTCGGCAGTTCCGGGATAACTTTTGCACATATGTCGGCGTGGAGCAGGAAGAAATTACGTTGGTTAACGATGATATGGTGGTAGAAAAAACCATAGATCCCGGAGAACTCCCAGGAAAGACGGTTATAGAAGCCATCTGCGAGATCAATGGCTGCTTTGGACACATTACCCGAGCAGGCAAGTTGCGATATGTGGTGCTGGAGCAGATGATAGAGGGGCTGTATCCGGCGGATGATCTGTATCCGTCAGATGACCTTTATCCTGCAGATCCGATGGGAACATCGGAAGTATCCAAGAGCATGTATCTATCCTGTCAGTATGAGGACTTTATCTGTCAGCATATTGATAAGCTGCAGATCCGGCAGGAAGAGAACGACATCGGTGCTATCTCCGGTACCGGTAATAACTGTTACATCATAGAGGATAACTTTTTGGTGTATGGCAAGTCTGCGGCAGAACTGCAGACTATCGCAGACAATGTCCTCAGCGTGATCGGTGTCGTATGGTACCGTCCGGCACAGGTGGAAGCCCGCGGCAATCCCTGCCTGGAGGTGGGGGATGGCATTTTGTTACATACGACCCGTGAAGATGTGTACACTTACATCCTGCAGCGAACCCTGAAAGGCATCCAGGCACTCCGGGACAGTTATACAGCGGAGGGTGAGGAGTACAGGACCGGACAGGTTAATGGACTGCAGAAGCAGATTATCCAGTTAAAGGGAAAAACAAATGTGCTTACCAGGACGGTGGATGAAACTCGTCTGGAAATGAAAGATATCAACCAGAATCTGTCCACGCAGATCAGCATCAATGCACAGCAGATCCTTACCAAGGTATCCAAGGACAATATCGTTTCAGAGATCAATCAGACTGCGGAAAGCATCAAGATCAAGGCAGAACGGATAGACCTGGTCGGTGTGGTAAATGCGGATGAACTGGTCAGCAAATATGCCACCATAGAGACGTTGAATGTGGCAAAACTGGAACTGAACAACCTGATTGCCACCAAGGCAACCATTGACTCTCTGAACGCCGTCAGTGGCCGCGTGGGGAGCCTGGAAGCAGATCATGTGACAGTCTCTGATCTGAATGGTGTAAGCGCCCGTTTGGGAACGGTAGAAGCCAACTATATCAGTGCCGGAACCGTAAAGGCTAATTACATGGAAGTAGCCAACTGGACATCCTCCGGTGTGATTAAAGCGGACAGAATCAGCGCTGCGACTATCGTAAATAAGCTATCAAGCGTTGATCTGGTCAGCGTAAGAGCTATCGGTGTGTCGGGCTATATGAATTATAAAGGTACGGTAGTTGCGTGGAGAACAAAATCCATTAGTGGGACTGTTATTACTTATTTGGGACCGGAGGATTAAGAATGAGCAATTTAGAAATCAGGGAATTTAGTCAGGCAATTACAAACTTTGTGGATAGTTCCGGGTTGCCGGAGGAAGTCAAGCGTATGGCTTTGCAGGATATCCTGATAAAGCAGGAGCGGCGTGCAGAGGAAGAATTATTAATGGAAATTGCGGTCAGAGACGCACTGGAGAAAAAACAGAAAGAAGAGAAAGGGGAAGAGCAGAATGCAGAAAGCGTATGAACCTACCGTTTGGGAAAATAAGCCGTCAATCAACACACCGCTGAATAAGCGTAATCTGGATAAGCTGAGTCAGGGTGTAAGCACCATTGATGACCGTGTGATCACGCATGAACTCACCAAGTTTGACAAGGTCGATGCGCAGTCCTGCATCAATAAGATTGATTATGATGAGACTACTGGTAAGTTTACAATCACGGCGGTCTCCGGCGCACAGCAGGTCATCGATACCATGCTGGAAAAACTGGCGGTCAATTTTGACTATGATCCGGATGCACAGCAGCTGATCATCACGCTGGATGATGGCACGCAGAAGTCCGTGGATCTCTCAGCGCTAATCACACAGTTTGAATTTCTCGATTCGGGCACGATTTACTGGACAGTAGGAGACGATGGCAAGGTAAAGGCAGACATCAAAAATGGCAGTATCACCGCAGATAAGTTGCAACCAAATTATCTGGCGGACATCACTGTGCAAGCCGAGAATGCAAGCGCCTCCGCGACCGCAGCGGCAAAGTCAGCGACGGCGGCAGCAGGATCCGAGACGGCAACAGCAAAGTCCGCGGAATCCGCCAGGGTGTCTGCGGAGCAGGCAGAGATATCCGCCGATAATGCCAGTGCAAGTGCGACGGCGGCAGCAGGATCCGAAACGGCAGCAGCAAAGTCTGCGGAATCTGCGCAGACCACCAGCAAACACGCAGAGGATTTGGTGGAAGATGTTACACAAAAACTGGAGACCGGTCAATTTAACGGTCCTCAAGGCATTCAGGGTCCGAAAGGGGAAAAAGGCGAAAAAGGGGAAAAAGGCGAAAAGGGGGATACAGGAGAAAAGGGAGAGCGCGGAGACAGTGGGGTAACCGTGCCTATAAACGGTTTGTTTACTCTTTCTGGGGATGCGGAGGGGAACCTGTGGGCGTATTACGCGGATGGAGCAGATGCACCACAATTTTCTACGGATGACAATGGAAATATCTATTATATAACACCGGATGCATAGGAGGATGGATTATGGCAAAGGTATTAATTGGTAATTTTAAAGGTCCACAAGGAGGTCAGGGAATTCCCGGACCGCAGGGAGAACAGGGAGATCAGGGAATCCGGGGCTCACGCTGGACAGAAGGTACCGCGATTACCGGGACAAGCACCACACCTACAGTATTTAGCGGCACAGGAATATCGGATGCACTTGCAGAAGATATGTATCTTAACACAGATACCGGAAATGCATATCGTTGCACAACTGGCGGAGTGGCTACGGTAGCAAAGTGGGTATACGCCTGTAATCTTAAAGGCATCAAGGGTGATACAGGAGCTAAGGGAGATCCCGGAACTGCCGGCCCGAAGGGAGAAAAGGGAGATACAGGAGAACAGGGACCTAAAGGAGATACGCCTACTGTGGCTGACAACATGACCGTGGCTTTTACCCAGGCATCCAGCCGTTCTAACATTGCGACCGGAGAAAAACTGTCCGTAATCATGGGTAAGATCAAGAAGTTTTTTGCCGATCTGACAGCCCCGGCATTTGCTCAGATGATCACAACAAAGGAGGATCTGTTGGCTACCAAGGTGACCGGCTACGTGCCGGATGCCAAGGCGGTAGCGGATACATATACTGAGTTAAATGGCAAGTTACCAGAGTATATTGACATTACAGCCAAATGCCCTGCATCTACGTGGTGTAATATACCTTTGCCAGATGCTATTTTATCTACAAATAGAGTCATAGACGTGAATAGACCTGCTGATTCTGATAGTAATGTATACGGTGTTATATGGTGGCCATCAGCAGATAAACAAATTACAATACTGCGTATAAACACAAACGGCACAAATTTGACTATAGATAATACAGCAAAAACTATTAAACTTCGTATATGGTTCTGTTAATATTATCATTTAATTTAATCGGATTGCGATGAATAATCCACTACTACGTAATTGGTGTGTACTCTATTTTATGATTAAGGCACTAAATGTTATAGTCTTGCTATCAGCCCATGCCCCGTTTACAGCCGTTTGCACTGCAAATCTAAAACTATTAGTGCTTACATCAAAAATCCCAATACGATACGCCAATGTACTGTCATATGCAAACGGGATAATGCATTTAGCATCAGGATATGATGTTTTTGGTATATATATAATTCCACTATTACTGTCCGTTCCTGTCTTTTCTGATAATGTAATTATTTGTATTTTTGTATCTAAATTGCCATTTAGCGTAGTAGATCAGATGGCGGGCGCAGCCACAAGAGCGCCAGAAAGGAGCCCACATGGGTTACATAAAATTTAAAAAGAAAAAGACCGTTACAAAGGTCATTGTGTCAGAAGAGAGTCCTCATGTGATCCGGATCACCGGAGACAATCTCACAGTAAATACTGACGGCTTCCGCCTCTACCTGGATGAGGGATGTAAATACCCGCTGGACAACGGCGAGTATGAGGCATACACAACTTTATTTCGCGCGGGTGACGGCTGGTATGAGCTGTCAAATGATGGCTCAGTATATATTGAGCCAGTTGCACCGGTGCAACCTGAACCGACCGAAGAGGAGCTTGCAGAGCAGGCACGACAGCAGCAGATCAGTCAGTTGACTGCGCAAATCGATGACCTCAAGGCCAGAATCGCCGCCAGTGACTATAAGGTTATCAAGACCTATGAGTATACTCTCCTTGGTGAGCAGACCGAGTATGATATGGAGGCTGTCCATGCAGAGAGACAGGCTCTCCGGGATCAGATCAATACATTGGAGACACAACTGGCAGATCTGACCGCAACCGCAGAGTAGGAGGCTGCTTATGAGAGTGAGAGACGGTCCTTAAACAATAAAACATAGTAACCAAGAGCCAAGAGCCGATTACTTCCTTCAGGAGGTGACCGGCTCATTATATTAAGGAGACTGAGATGGCAACAGAAATCATTGTGGCACTGATCGGCTGCGCGGGAAGTGCGGCAGGCGCCTTCTGCGGAATTCTGGTCAATACAAAATTGACTACATATCGGTTGGAGCAGCTCGAAAAAAAGGTGGATAAGCATAACACAGTCATAGAACGCACATTCAAGCTAGAAGAAGCGCAGGCAGTTATGCAGGAACAAATTAAAGTAGCAAATCACAGAATTGAAGATTTGGAAAGAGAGGTAAAAGAATGAGCACAAGTACAATCATGGTAATTATTTTGGCAGTGCTGACGGCACTGGTAGTAGGAACATTTTTATGGGTATACATCCGCGATAAGACGATTGATGAGATCAGAGTGGATGTGTATCACCTGTTTCTGAAGGCAGAACATGCATTTAAAGAGTCGGGTTCCGGAAAGCAGAAGATGAAGTATGTAGTAAGTCAGGCAAGAAAACTGTTGCCTTCATGGCTGCAGTATTTTGTCACTGATGAGTTCTTAGAAAGCGTTATAGAAAAGTGGTTCCAGGCAGTGAAGGATCTGCTGGATGACGGCAAGCTGAATGGATCAGAGGAGGAAGAGGAATGAAAAAGGCATTATCAAAAGGACCGGATATTTCCAAACACAATGGAAATGTTAATATCAAAAAAGTGCGTGATGCCGGATATAAGCCTATAGGTATTCGGGCTGGTTACGGAAAAAATAACGTCGACGAGAAGTATGTGAGCAATGCATTGGCCTGCTTTAATCTGGCTGTGCAGGTGCTGCTCTACTGGTTTTCATATGCCTACACCGCAGCAATGGCAGTGGCAGAGGCAGAGTTTTGTATCACTCAGGCTAAAAAGTACTGGAGCAAATGCCCTATTGCATTTGATTTTGAGTACGACTCTGTAAATTATGCGCGTAAGAGAGGCGTGAATGTCACAAAACAGCTGGCTACAGATATGGCAATTGCATTTTTGCAAAAGGTCAAAGCAGCCGGTTATCTCCCGGTGATCTATACCAACAAAGATTACCTTAATAAATATTTTGACATGAACCGGATCGTAAAAGCACTGGGAAAGGTATACGTATGGTATGCACGCTATACGTCCAGTCTGTCAGCGGCGGAGATTGACCTTGCGGATATTTGGCAGTATACATCATCAGGATCTGTCCCTGGAATAAGTGGCAAGTGTGATATCAATATCTTTTATACGGACTTTGAAATGGTATCAGTACCGGCGCAAAGAGAAGAAACCTGTAATATTAATATTCAGAACTTCCAGAAAGCTGCAAATGCAGACGGTTATCGGGATGAGCAGGGAAGAAAGCTGGCTGAAGATGGCAAAGATGGCAAGAATACTCGGTATGTAAAACAGCAGATCTGCCTGCAGGCGAAGAGATTCGGGCTGAGCTACAAGGTTGGCTCCAGGGGAGCGGTAGTTAAGTGGTGGCAGACACGTTGCAATGAGATCTTAGGACATGACCAGAACGTAGATGGTAAGTATGGAAAAGACGCAAGGAAAGAGACCATTGCAGTGCAGGACAAGCTGAACCTGGTAAAAGATGGAAAAGTAGGATACGACAGTATCCAGGCGGCATTCTATAATTGACGGATCAGCAGAAGGTATGATACTCTAAAATTACCCATTGAATCCTTCTCATGGTTTATCATGGGAAAAGAGTGGCGAACAAGAAGGGGTGTTCGCCACTCTTTTTATATTAACTGGCAATTTAACTTATTCAACGGAAGAAACAATATGCGGTAAATGGATTGATGGTAGCAACATATATAGAGTTGTTAAGCAAGTCACGTCAAATATTAATACTAATATTGTTGCAATGTCACTTCCTACCGCATCTCGTGTTATAGATATCAAAGGTACTATAGAAACTAACGAAAACAGAACAATTCCCATTTGTTGTACATGGGAAACTGGATTATCAATATATGCATACTACTACCAATCTGAAAAAAATATCTATCTTAATAACAAGGTTGGAAGCGGTACAGCCTATATAATAGTTGAGTATATTAAATAATTAGTTACACGATGCATTTAGGATAATGTATCTTTTATGATAAAAGAGGTATCCACCCAGACCATTTTGTCCCATAATAATTGTTTACAGCTATTTTATTGCCAGTGTTAGAAAACAAAAGTATGGTGATTTGGTCATCTGCCCTTTTTAAAATGATACCCATTCCATATTTATATGTAGTATCTGGTAAATCAGTGGAAGTCTCACCCGTTATAATATAACTTATTCCATACGGAGAATACTGTTTTGCACAACCCAATACACTTGTGATACCCGCATCGGCATAAGCTTTTCCGGTAATAGAGTTACTAAATCTTAAATCTGTCATTTTTAAATTGCCATTTACAGAGAAAATAAATTACAGGAAACAACTTGATGCAACACAAAATGCAACATGAAATAGAAAAACCCTTGAAAAATCAAGGGTTTTAAGAAGCGCGAGACGGGGATCGAACCCGCGACCCCCTCCTTGGCAAGGAGGTGCTCCACCGCTGAGCCACTCGCGCATGTCTTACAGACAAGTTATAATATACTATAAGGTGTTCTAAATGTCAACAGAAAAAGTGTGCATCTTTTTGAATAATTGCATATACAATTCATAAAATAATTAAATGACAGAAGCAGTGCTACAAGGGAAATGCTTAGTGCAGCAGTTTCTTCCGCAGCCATCCGGAGAATTTTTGTTCCACAACGATCCAGGACAGGTAAGCCAGCCCGATACTCAGCGCCACACTTAAGATCACCCCGATGACAGACATTACAGAGAGGGTGGAGAAGTCGAACACCGCCCGGTCTAAGAGCATTACCGGATAGTAATGCACCAGATACAGGGAATAACTGATATTTCCCATAAGGATGAAAAAGCGGGGCAGAGAGAGCTTCAGTCCGGCCAGAAAAGCTAAAACCAACACTACAAGTGCCGGAAGTCCCCACAGCGGAAGCCTGCGGAAACCGATCACATTGATCCTGGGGGTGAAAAATGCCAGCAGACAAAAAATCACCGGAATGCCTACCGCAGACAGCACACTTACAGCCATAGGAAACGGATGCTCCAAATGCCTGTGATATAAAAAACGCAGCAGATAATAGGCGAGGATTCCGAAAATGAATTCCAGCATGACAGGATCACCGTAAAACATAAGAACAGGAGAAAACATCCTGCCTATCGGAGACTGCCAGGAGGAAATCAATGGAGCGAATATCTGGACTGCCCCTACCAGAACTGCCAGGAATGCACTGCAGATCAGGCCGCGGTATTTCATGCTGATATGAAAGGCAATGAAAAATAACAGATAGAACAGCATTTCACAGTTGATAGTCCATCCGATCCGCACCAGAGGCTGGATAATTCCACCACCGATATCAAAAGGAATAAACAGCAGGCTCTTGACCAGGTACGAAAGATTGTGTCTGGTCTGCTGGAACATGGATGGAAACAATAACAGCGACAGATAAGTCACAAGTGTCATCAGATAATACAGCGGCAGAATTCGGATCAGACGTTTCCGGAAGAAGTATTTTGTACTTTTTTCTGTGGTGAACATGATCATAAACCCACTGATGCAGAAAAATATGTCTACCCCGAATGCACCGAAATTTAAGAAACGGATATGCTGAAACACCACAAAAAGAGCAGCCAGACCGCGTAAAGCCTGGATGCTGTCAAAATGCAGATCTTGAAATCTCTTGTTTATTGCGATATTTTCCATAAAAATCATACCTTTTTCTTACTTATTTCCGAAACATATTCTCATTTTAACATTTTTTTATAGAATAGGGAAACATTTTATCTATTCCGTAAAATAACTTGCGCACCGGGGTATAAAATAATACAATGATAAGGAGTAAAGCATTGGGGAATTGACAGGATGGAACAAATATGAGTGTAGACAGACAGCAGATGTTAGAGACAGCAGAACGGTTAAACCAACAGATGGCAGATGGGATCCCTTATACTTGGGAGACACTGGAACAGGCATTGTCCTTTGTGACGGAGAAGAGGGATAGGGGAATCCATGGAAGGATCTGTTATTTCGCAGCATTTTATCATCTGGATACAGGGAATCAGGAACAGTGTCTGAAGTATCTGGACGAAAGTGTGAGATGCCTGCTGGGAACGGATCAGGAGATTCACGTAGCCAGGGCCTATAATATGATCGGTATCGTGGCACATATGCAGAACAATCTGTCTCTGGCCATGGAACAGTATGGCAGGGCATTGGATTATACAGCGAAATACAATGATAAGATGGTACATAGTATAGTATTAAGTAATATGGCGGATGCATATTATCTTATCGGAGTCTATGACAGAGCCGTGCAATGTTATAGGGAATGCATCCGTGAATTTGAAAAAGCAGGTGATGACAGCATTTACAGCCGGATCAATTTCCGGAAAATGCTGTCAGAGTATGGCTGTTGTCTGCTGCATCTGGATATGGAGCAGGAGGCAATGGAGGTATACCGCAAACTGGAAGAAACCGGAAAAAGCGAAGAGATCGTACGGGGAACGAGACTTGCGGCGAATGTGTTTTTCACGTATCTGGCAGAAAGCGAAGGACACCGGGAAAAAGCGGCCGATCATGTAAGACAGGCTGTGATGGCATTGGAAGATATGTGTCAGGTATCTTCCGAATATGACAGTATTCAGAATCTTCTCCAATATGTGGAAAAGACCGGTAATATAGAGTTGCTGCAGGAGATATTGGATTGTCTGGAGCCTAAGGCGGCAATCGAGCAGAATAGGAGCCTGCTGCTACAGCTTTTATTGTTGCGGCTGCGTTATTGCAGTGCACAGATGTCTATAGAGGAATTCCGTCAGGCTACAGAGACTTTTTTTCACATCAAGGAAAGCAGCGAAATGATCGAGAGCAATCAGGTCATGTATATGCTGGAGCTGCGTAAGCGCCTGCAGGCGGTGGAAGAGGAGCAGCGGGAGCAGACGAAGAAGAGAAACAAATTATTGTATCAGTCAGAGCATGACGAATTAACAGGACTGTACAACAAGAGAAGTCTGAACCGTTATCTAGAGGATGTCTTTGAAGCCTGCAAATTAAATGAGAAAGAACTGGGAATTCTATTTTTGGATATTGACTATTTTAAACAACTAAACGACCGGTACGGGCATGGAAAAGGGGATGAAGGAATCTGTGCAGTGGCAGATACGTTGAAAAGAATATTCCCGGAGGACTATGTGGCGCGTTACGGTGGGGATGAATTCCTCGTAGTGATGACAGGGCGTGATCTGACCTATGTAATGGAACATGCAGAATCGTTGTGTGCCGGTATCCGGGAATGCAAAATTCCCAATGAAGATTCCGAAGTGGAATCATGGCTTACGATTTCCGTAGGTGGTGTCTGTGCTATTCCGAAGGAACCAAACCGGGTGTGGGATTTCCTGTCTGCAGCGGATAATACATTGTATGAACAGAAGAAAGAACAAAAAGGGAAAGTTCGTTTTTATCAGGGAGAGGGGAAATATTTATAAGAAACATTTATAGAAATGATCAAAAAGGAATTTAATAGCAATGGAGAATAAACAATATACTACCCGCGAACTGTTTCGCAGATTTGCACCTTATTTTAAAAAATATCGTTTTACCCTGTGCATGGATCTGTTCTGTGCAGCGTTAACCACGGTCTGCGAACTGGTATTGCCACTGATCATGCGCTATATTACCAATGAGGGGCTGCGGGATCTGGCTGCTCTGTCGGTGAAGACCATATTTACGCTTGGCATTTTGTATTTCGGACTTCGTATCGTGGACTGCATCGCCGGCTACTATATGTCCGATATGGGACACGTCATGGGAGCGAAGATCGAGACGGACATGCGCAGAGATGCGTACAATCATTTGCAGAAATTGTCCAATACCTACTATAACAATACCAAGGTCGGTCAGATCATGGGGCGGATCACCAATGACTTATTTGATGTGACGGAATTCGCCCATCATTGCCCGGAGGAATTTTTCATCGCCGGGATCAAGACGGTGATCTCTTTTGTCATTCTGGCAAATATCAATCTGCCGCTGACTTTGATGATCTTTTTATGTGTACCGCTTATGTGCGGCGTGTGCATGATCCTGAATTTCCGGATGCGGAGCGCTTTCCGTAAGCAGCGCAATCAGATCGGCGAACTGAATGCCCGGATCGAGGACAGCCTCTTAGGACATAAGGTCGTTAAGGCATTTACCAACGAAGAGGTGGAAAATGATAAGTTCGAGAAGGACAACGGTACTTTCCTGGACATCAAAAAGCTGACCTACCGCTACATGGCGGCATTTAATACCACAGTCAAGCTGTTCGACGGACTGATGTATCTGGTAGTCCTGGTGGCAGGCGGTATCTTCATGGTAAGAGGTAAGATAGCCGCAGGTGATCTGGTGGCATATATGCTGTATGTGTCCACACTGATCGCAACGATCCGTCGTATCATTGAATTCGCCGAGCAGTTCCAGAGGGGTATGACCGGCATCGAGCGTTTTCTACAGATCGTAGATGCGGATATCGAGATCTTTGACGAACCGGATGCGGTCGAACTGAAAGATCCGAAGGGAGAGATCTCTTTTGAAAAAGTAAGCTTTGAATATCCGGATGATCACAATAAGGTATTTACGAATCTGAACCTGCAGATCCATGCGGGGGAAAAGGTGGCGATCGTCGGACCCTCCGGTGGAGGAAAGACGACACTGTGCAATCTGATCCCCAGATTCTATGATGTCTCGGAAGGAAAGATCCTGCTGGACGGTCAGGATATCAAGCATTTTACGTTGAAGAGCCTGCGGGGCAATATCGGTATCGTGCAGCAGGATGTATATCTGTTCTCCGGTACGATTTATGAAAATATTTCCTATGGACGTCCGGGAGCTTCCAAAGAAGACGTGATCGAGGCGGCAAAACGCGCCGGAGCACATGATTTTATCATGGATCTGAAGGATGGTTATGATACTTATGTGGGAGAGCGGGGCGTGAAGCTGTCCGGGGGACAGAAGCAGCGGATCAGCATCGCCAGAGTATTTCTGAAGAATCCGCCCATTATCATACTGGATGAGGCTACTTCCGCACTGGATAATGAGAGTGAATTTGCGGTGGCGAAGTCCTTAGGAGAGCTGTCGGAGGGACGCACGACCCTGACCATAGCCCACAGACTATCCAGTATCCGCAATTCGGACCGGATCCTGGTGCTGACGGACGATGGTATCGTGGAGGAAGGCGATCACGACCAGCTCATGGAGCAGAAGGGAATTTATTATCAGTTCTACGAAACAGCCAATGCTTTAAAATAATATTACAAAAACGGAGGTAGAGCTATGAAACTTGTGTTTGTGGGGGCAGACCATGAAGTAACCGGAAGCTGTCATTATCTGGAGGTTGCCGGGAAACATATTTTAGTGGACTACGGTATGGAGCAGGGTGTCAATGTATTTGAAAATGTGCCGCTGCCGGTGGCGGAATCCATGATCGATTATGTATTCCTGACTCATGCTCATGTGGATCATTCGGGTCTTCTGCCGCTTCTGTATGCCAGAGGCTTCAGAGGACAGATCTATACCACGGATGCTACGGCGGATCTGTGTAGCATTATGCTGCGTGACTGTGCACATATCCAGAGTGCCGAAGCGGAATGGAAGAATCGTAAGGCAAAACGTTCTGCGAATAATGCAGTGGTGGAGCCACTGTATACCATGGAGGATGCAGATGGTGTGATCCGCCGGTTCGTTCCCTGCCATTACAATACGATCGTGGAAGTATGCGAGGGAGTAAAAATCCGTTTTACGGATATCGGACATCTGCTGGGCTCTGCCAGCATCGAAGTCTGGCTGACGGAGGACGGCAATACGAAAAAAATCGTATTTTCCGGCGATATCGGCAACAAGCACCAGCCGTTACTTAAGGATCCGACACCTACGAAGGAAGCGGATTATGTCGTGATGGAGTCTACCTACGGTGACAGACTGCATCCGAAGGATAAGCTGGATTATGTGGCAGAACTGACCAAGGTGCTGCAGGAGACCTTAGACCGGGGCGGTAACGTGGTGATCCCGTCTTTTGCTGTGGGCCGTACCCAGGAGATTTTGTATTTCCTGCGAAAGATCAAGGTAGGGCGCCTGGTAAAGGGTCATGAAGATTTCCCGGTGTATGTGGACAGTCCCATGGCGGTAGAGGCTACCGGTATATTCCAGGAGAACAGGTGGGAATGCTTCGATGATGAGGCGATGGAATTCGTAAAAGAGGGCATTAATCCTATTGCTTTTTCAGGATTAAAGCTGTCTATCACCAGTGAGGAATCCAAAGCCATCAACTTTGACGAGACCCCTAAGGTCATTATCTCCGCATCCGGTATGTGTGATGCAGGACGTATCCGGCATCATCTGAAGCATAATCTGTGGAGACCGGAGTGTACGATCCTGTTCGTCGGTTATCAATCGGTGGGAACACTGGGCCGGGCACTGGTAGAGGGTGCTGACGAGGTGAAGCTGTTCGGTGAGACGGTTTCAGTGCGCGCCGAGATCCGGAAAATGACGGGACTGAGCGGTCATGCGGATAAGGAAGGTCTGATCGACTGGATCCGGGCCTTTGAGGAAAAGCCGAAGAAGGTGTTCGTGGTACATGGAGAAGACAGCGTATGTACCGGATTTGCCGAATGCCTGAAGATGGAGTATGGGCAGAGAGCCTATGCTCCTTACAGCGGTACAGAGTTCGATCTTGCAGGCAATAAGTTCACCTATGAGGCGGCACCTGTTGCCGTGCAGAAAAAGACGAAGCCTGCTACCGGAGTCTTCGAACGACTGCTTGCCTCTGCGAGACGCTTACTGGCACAGGTTACGAAGAGCGAGGGTGTCATGACCAACAAGGATATGGCGAAGTTCGCGGACCAGATCAATTCCCTGTGCGACAAGTGGGAGATATAAAGTGCATCCATCGGCACAAACAACCCTGAGTATGTAGGACGATAGTCCGGAATACGAAGGGGGGTACGATTTATAATTAGAATCAGAATAAGGAGACAACATGAGTTTAGCGGATCATATTTTTATCGATATGTGCAATGACATTTTAACGAACGGTACCAGTACGGAGGGCGAGAAAGTGCGCCCCCACTGGCCGGACGGCACTCCTGCCTATACCATTAAGAAATTCGGAGTGGTGAACCGGTACGACCTGTCGAAGGAGTTCCCAATCCTGACCTTGCGCCGGACGGCATTAAAATCCGCCACAGATGAGATGCTGTGGATCTGGCAGCGCAAGTCCAACAACATTCATGATTTAAACAGCCACGTCTGGGATGAGTGGGCAGATGAAAACGGTTCGATCGGTAAGGCATACGGCTATCAGATGCAGGTGAAGCATCAGTATAAGGAAGGCATGATGGATCAGGTGGACCGCGTGATCTACGATCTGAAGAACAATCCTTTCAGCCGCCGGATCATGACCAACATCTATGTCCATCAGGATCTGCACGAGATGAATCTGTATCCCTGCGCCTACAGCATGACCTTTAACGTGACACAGAAAAAGGGAGAGGACAGGCTGACCCTGAATGCCATTTTAAACCAACGCTCCCAGGACGTACTGGCAGCCAACAACTGGAATGTGGTACAGTATGCGGTGCTGGTATATATGTTGGCGCAGGTCTGCGATATGAACGTGGGCGAGCTGGTGCATGTCATTGCGGATGCTCATATCTATGACCGCCACGTGGATGCCATTAAGGAACTCATCAGCAGAGAACCCTTCCCGGCACCGAAGTTCTGGCTGAACCCGGAGATCAAGGACTTCTATCAGTTTACACCGGATGATGTGAAGCTGGAAGGTTACCAGACCGGCGAACAGATCAGGGATATTCCGATTGCAATCTGACATGAGTAAGTAGGGCGGTAGCCCGGAATACGAATATCAGTACGGTTTCGTGAGTGCGAAGCACG